TTATTACTTAATATTTATTATTACTTAATATTTATTATTACTTAATATTTATTATTACTTAATATTTATTATTATCCGATTTTTTTAATGACATTTTCCTATATTCCGACAGAATATAGGAAAAACTAGTGTAGAAAGGGGGGGGTAGGGCTATTCTATATAGATTACCCGATTCCAATTGCCTGGCACAGCATTATACGAGTAAAAAATGCCCATACGGAGGGGTATATAAGTATATGGTTTTTTTATATTTTTTTTAGGATTGACTGGAATGGATATAATATTCTCTCTAAAAAATATACGAGTAAAAAATGCCCATACGGAGGGGTTTTCGGTACATCAGATATTATAGACGGATCTGGATAGGTAGTACTCTATACAGTATATACGATGGATGATACTTTAAAAGAAGTACTAGTCACACACAAAGGGGACTACTTACATGACCCATACGGTTATACTCACTAATCTATGAAAATGTAAACACCCATAATCAAAATAGCGAGCATACTACATGAAATTCCCTGAACTCATCCTTGATGAAAATATCCTCTCTAAGCTGGATAAACCTACCGATAACCCTGCCCCTACTAGTCCTGAGGATCAGACCTCAGTACTAGCTAAACCACGTGAGCTGAGAGTAGATGACCAGGGTCAACTATATCTCGCCCGGGTAGCATACGGTCGTGTTAAATGGTTCCGACCTATTGAGTCACCTAACATGATAAGCACTAAGCCTGTCTCGGAAGAAGTGAAAGAAGTGAAACCTGCTGTGAAGAAACCAGTGAAGAAACCGGCCGGTGTTGCTGCAAAATAAATCCGCTAGGATATTATGGCCTGCCATTGACGGCAGGCCATACACTATGGACGTTAAGGCATTACCCTTCTTGCTTTCTTATGTAGTTCTTGTATTAGACCCCAACCTTCAGGTAAAGCTAGCTTTGCACCACATGCTGAAGGATGTCCTTTCAGTAATCCACCGAAGAACTCTCTTGCACCTTCTCCTCTACCATGTAGGGACAGACAGTCCTTTGCTATATCCCACATAAGCACTATCGGTACATCAAACGTCTCTATGAGGTACGCAGAGATCTCAGACATATTACTCGTACAGTTGGTCAAGATGAATTTGCGGTCTCCATCCTGTACTATATGAGAGCGTAGTCTAGCATGCCATATACATTCGGAGTTTACTCGTGCTGATATGATCTGTCCAGCTTGGATCAGATTCTCAGTCAACTTGTTTGAGTAGAGCAATTCTTGCCAAGTAGTGGATCTTGGATCAGCTATACCCGGGAGCATATCCAATCCGTAGTTGTAATCTTTTGTCTCTGGATGATTGAATCGCCAGATATCCCTATCGCCGATGTACTTCACTGAATCCGGCATCACTTCGGTATGGAGATAGTTCCAGCACAGTACGCAAGCTGCTTCACTCACATCCCATATGGCAGTAAGACCATTCTCCTTTGAGCCTTGTTTGATCATGTCAGTATTTGTAGAGATACTATCCCACCAGTCCTTCTCTAGTAAGTACTTGCTATCTTCGTGGTGATCTATCCAGATAAGACTCTTCGCTGCTTGTGCGATCATCTTCATTACCGACTCTGGAAAGCTGAAGTCTACTATTGCTACATGTCTACCAGCAATGTTGCCTAGTATCTCTGATGAGTTGTAGTGAGCCCTATAGCCCATTGGGTAGTTTTTCTTAGCATTCACGATTGCTGCTGAGGCCCAACCATCTGCATCTGAATGATGGTAGCACACGTCTATCTCTCTCATTGAGTAATACCCCTTATTGCTACATGGAAACCAGTAGACCAAGCCTCACATACTGCTGGATCTGTCATCTCTGTACAACTCTTTATACCGAAGGTCCTCTCAAGTCCTTCTGTTCTGATTAACGTGTATTGATCTGTTCCTATTTTGGTGATGATCTTTTTACCAAAGGTAAAGCCCTCTTTATAGCCTACTGAGATGGCATTGAGGGAATTAGGTCCATTCTGGTTGTAAGTAAATTCCCTATCGGCTACTAAGGCTACTAGGAGCAATGATGCGAGTACGCTTGTATGGATGAATAGCTCTAGGTTTCGATCCAGTATACCGACCAGTATTCCACTTGCACCGAATATGAGGACTACATGAGTTGTGAGACCGAGAGCATCATACGAGAATGGACCTGTCGTACTTACTGCTTCTGTGAGAGCTTGCAGCCAGCTACCAGTGCTGGCTGCAAGCATTGAGGTCTGCTTTAATATAACTGCTGCTGTCAGTATAAGGAAGGTTAATAATTGTTTTTTCCACATTGTTTTTTATGAAATCTGTAGCCTGATCGCATCTTCTATCAGGACAAGGTTGGACAAGCTGCCTGGCTCGACTGTATTGAAGTATGCATTCGGACAGTAGCTTATCATGGGGAGAGTATGACCGACCAGATCTTGATACCACAATCGGGGGTCGGTGCATTGGGTGATGTATATCATATCGGTAGTTTCTTCCACCTTTTGCATAATTCAGCCTGGTCAGTCATTATCTGTTCTACTGGAGTCACGAATACTTTCTTTGGTTGTCTATACTTTACGAAATAGCCATCTTGTACCATACATAATCCTGTGATGATCGCGGCGGTAATGATTAGTATTGCCAGTTTACCTGAGTCCACTATTATAGTAAATATCAGTGCAGCGGAAAAACAGATCAATAGTGCAATGAAGGTGTACATGGATTCACTTGGTTCTTAGTTTGGCGATAAGTTCTCTACCTATGTTATCTCTTATGAGTAACACTATAGGAGTTTTAAGTGTCCTGATCTTCGCTAGCCCCCCTGGCGTTTCTACATCTATTGTTACTGGGCTATATGATGGTCTACCCTCTGGTAGGTAGACGTCATCGAAACCGGTCAGGCATATGTCACCAGTCTGGGTAGCATGGTCTGTGTAGTATAGGTATGCTTCGATTGTGCCGTCTCTTAGCAGTCCTTTATAGTCATCCATCATAGTGGCATGTGCTACGTACAGTGGATCGAGGTCTACTATACGTAGCCAGGTCTGATACCCTGCTTGACTGGCTCCTATCTCGATTGTACTGAGTAGGTCTAATGTTGGATGAAATATATTCTCGCATAGATGAGCTATCACTAAGCTCTCGGTATGTAGCTCTATCTCTATCATACCTTTTGGTACAGTCCTATATGTATCCATCGGTATGATGATAGCTTCATATAATCTACTGTTCAGACCTTTTAAGGCCTCTACTGGATCGATGCCGGTTGACATCCTCATGTAATGCTGGTCCAGACCTGCTACTACCGACAGAGCTAATTCTTGTTGGCTTAGGTCTGACCCAACTGCTATACGGAAAGTCCTTGCATATGATTCAGTGGTGCCTAATACAGTCAGTAGCACCATTAATACAATTCTAGTTATCATGGGAGTTTTAGTCGCTTGGGGTGAGTTTCGTAGGTGGGTATGGTATGCCACTAGATGTGGCATACCGATATTACTCTTATTTGATCAGTCGCCCTTATCAGAAGGTAGGATGACCCCTTCGCCAGTCTCGATCTGGTCGTCTGTTACGATAACTGGGACATCTTGATTTACAGGGACCATATGGGTGATGAACAGTAAAGAGAAAAATACAATTATTTGTTTCATAGAGAATGTGTATGTTGGTATTTAAAGATTGAATTTATATATAACTAACTATCCTAGTCCTACTATCTACTGATTATATCCTCCTTTATGTGCTGTTTGTGTACTTATAATCATTATATCAAATCGACCAGTCTGTAGAAGTACTCTCCTTTTTGGCCAAAAAAAGTGGCACTGATTCAATCAGTGCCACTTAATGTTATAAAAACTACTAGAACATCTAATTGGTTAATCTTCTACACATATCAGACCCAATTTCTGCAACTGGTCGATATATACCGGTGGAATTTCAGTTTCCAACTCTCGAGTATCCATCTTTTTCCATTCGGCAAAGCTGATAGTCTTCCGATCCATCGTTGCATTGCCTGGGTTCACAATTGCGATATCTAGACCCCTATTGAAGCTCAGATACGGCAAAATGCCATTCTTGTACTTCAAAGTCGGCCAAAAGTTATACCGCTCTATGATGCAAATGAATTTCTGACCAGCCTCATTTACTAGTTGGCATATGTCAGCACTCTTTGGGTTGCCGTCTTGGTCATACAGGCGTCCACTGTATATCTTCCAGTCAGAGAAGATCTCTCCTATCTGGCTTTTAAATATACCGATGAACACAGGGACAAAGACTAGCGTCCACATCCAGTTAACACTGGCGGGTGATAGTGCTCCCATCTTTACAATAACCTCTCTCAGAAAGGGTTGATCTATTCGACAAAAATTGTCGATTCTTCCTGAGATTAGTTGTTCATACTGGTAGGAGCCAATGTATAGGACAGTTGACTTCACCTCTCTTGGCACAGCGGCATTTGGGGAAAGAGGACCGGTAGTGCTTATTAGCATCCAGGGGGAAACCCCATAGGTCCTGCATCATATATTCGAGCATTGTTATCTTTAATGCTGCTCGGCGGCAGAGGTATATGTCCTCTGTATCATTTATGAATTGGTAAAGTCTAATATGATTCTCATGTAAGGCTGCTATCCGTACAAGTCTAGTCGATCTAAGCTTGGCTGGTATTCGTTCAGCTAATTGTAGATTCATGTTTCGTGCTTCTGTGCCTACATAGCACTGTACTGCTCCATCACTGTATATTATTATCATATTAGTACCAGCTGTTTTAGTAATGTATATCTATGCTGAGTTAGATCATTTTTATCTATAGTGCACACATACAGGGGGGATAGGCCAGGAGTGGTGGCTGTTAATTCTATACCCACATCATTAGACCCATCTAGTATAATGGTGATTGTCACCGTCAGACAGATAGATTTTTCAGACTCTGTGAAGTAGCCATATATGTAACCGGGATGACCAGTGATATCAAATTGGCTATTCTTCTTCATCCTTAATGCTGTAATTACTGACTCATACATGGTGGATACTAATTTACAGCAAACCCAGGGTTTCAGTTTCGAGCCAGCATCGAATTGAATATTCAAGTCATCAGTCCACCTATTCAGCTGTGCTGATTCATCAGATATGGCATGTGCCAGCAATATATAGGGGGTAAGATTCATCCAATAACCCGTTTGTTTAAGTGAGTGTACTTATTGACTATTTATCATTTATAATATATTGGATACAAATGATAAATTGGATGACTAAGGATGATCATAGATCGACCAATAAGGCTCTTCTGTTTGGTCATATAAAAACTGGAGTATTATATAAAGATGGCAAAGAGAATAACTACCCGGAGTGCAAAGAATAAGGGTGCTAGGTTTCAGAAGTATGTGGCAGCACGTGTATCCGCTCTACTTAATATGCCCTATGGCAAGGATGAGTGTATACAGTCAAGGATTATGGGTGGTACATCGGTAGACATAGTATTGATTGGACCAGCTCGTATAGAATTTCCATGGTCATGTGAGTGTAAGGCCGATGAGTCATTCAATCTGAAATCATGGATACGACAGGCTTCGACCAATATATTGGAGCATACTCAATGGATTGTGCTCTTCAAGAAAAATAGATTTAAGCCTGCTGTCTGCTTCGATATAGAGGTCTTTAATCGATTATTCAGTGAATCTGGCCTCCAACTAATTGAATATGCGGCGAAGAATTGGTTTCTTGAGAAGTATATAGACACGGCGAGAGTTGGTGGAACTGATTGGTATTTGAAACTGAAATATGAGGATACCTATGTAGTCGTGATGGACCTGGATAAATTCTTTGACCTGATGTGTGAGAGAGAAAGCTCGATCAAAGGAGTAGCTGAGCTGTAACGGTGTGTCCGGTGCTCGATCAAAGGAGCACCGGACAGCTTTTTAAGCCAGCATAGATTGGTAGAGCATATCTAAATATTGGTCCTCCGGATAATGGTACATCCGGACAAACGACCCTGTTATGTCATAACCGAACACAGATAGGGTAAGATCAGTCGAGCCGAGTTGCATTTGAGTTGTGAATCTAACATGCCCATTTGACCAGATAGAATTCATATGTGCTGTAAGAGTATTGTAGTATGCTGAATTAGCTAGTTGATCAATCAGGGATCCTACAGTATTTATAAGTAAATGGTGCACCTCATCCCGATCACCCTCCTGTATGTCCTCTATAGTATCAGATATTGCTCTACAGGCTAGATACAAGACAGATTTCCGCATACCCTATTTCACCTTATCTACAGTAGAGAATACATTTCGGTCCACAGAATAGATGTGATCCCACTCAGACCTCTGTTGTAGAGCTATGTCATGTGTTATGACGATTAGAGAGGATTGATGACTACCCATATAGCCAAATTCAAACTCCATCATACGGTCTACCAAATCACTATCAAAGTTACCAGACAATTCATCAACGGCGAGGAATCCGATATCCACGCCATGTGTAGTAGCCTCTAGATCCCGCAAGGCATGGGCTAGACAGAACGACAGTACTCTCTTCTGGCCAGTAGACAGGTCTTCCAGTTTGAGATGACCTACACCTGGTCTACCCTTAAATATAGGCTTGGATATATCGGATGAGTCTAGTGCCATATGGAAATCCATATCAAGGGCCTTCATGTAGACTGGTATACGACTATTGAGATATGGTACCATCCGCCTTGTCATATAACTCCAAGTGGAGTCCAGTATGGTCCTATACTCGGCGGCTATCATGGTTCGTCTGGATAATGTCGCTTGCCGAATAGACATCTCCTCCAATTTAGCCTCGGTCTCTTTTCTCAGACCGTCCAAAGTAGTCCAGGCTGCTTTCTTTGCCTCTATCTCGTTCACATGCTGTCTGGTCTTATCATCAAAGTCTAGCATAGTTGTCAGCTGACTAATATCGGCTTGTAGGCGTTGACGGGCTTGTATGATACTTGTCTGTATGTCGCCTAGTCCCCGCTTGATCTTTCTTGCCTTACTATTGGTTTGTTCTACCTTATTTTCCAGATCATCTAGTACACTGTTAACTTGTTGCAAATCTGGTTTTAGTATGGCCAGGTCATCACGATGTAGTAGAACTACAGAGTCGAAATACGCCCTACACTCGATAGATTCTATACCACTGGCATCGGCCTCAGCATTTGTAATCGACTTATTGACTGACTCCAATCTAGCCAATATCTTTCGTTTTATATCTTGCAGGCCTTTTAACTTCTCATTCAGACCAGATAGACCCAGTGCTTCAATATTGGCCAGTATATCTTGACCCATTTCAGGACTTTTATATTCTCGGTCTGGTAGATCGTCTGGTTCAACAGTATATACACCAGTTGAGAAGGACGAGAGATCCTCATCTGCCCTCTTCAGTAATTTTAGGGCAACTGTCTTTCCTCGTTCTACTTTGGCCCGGTAATCCTGATTCATGGCCTTGGTCGGCTTTTCATCATCGCATACAGTGGTATGCAATTTATTAGCCATACTGGCTACTTGGCTGGTCAATACTCTCACCTCACCCGACAGGATATCTGATTCTCTTTTCGAATCAAGGTGCACATTCTTGGACCGGACTGCTAGTGTATCCAGTAACTGAGTATCTACAAAATTACGCAGAAACCCCATACGATCTTGTTTACCCAAATCAAAGAATGGTAGACTCCTGGACACTGACAATATACACAGATTCAAGAGTACCTGTGGATCTGTGATAGGTAACCGGCGTGTCAATTCTTGAGCCATCTCTTTCTGTATCGTACCATCCACACCAGAGACTTTTAGCTGTGCTGGCTTCATACCCCGAGTAACTACTAAGGGCTCCTTTTCTCCAGGAATGACCCAAGCACATGTGACTACCATGTTCTTTTGATTGACTGTATTGACGAGCGTACCACCTTTACGCGACATCTTCTTACCAGTTATACACCAAAACATAGCATTCAATATAGAGGATTTACCCGAGCCTACCGGTCCCCTTATCAGCATAGACTCACCAGGTCCAGGAAAATCCACTCTGGTTACCTTATTACCGAAAGAACCGAAATTTCGAAGTTCCACATAGATTGGTCTTATTTTATTATCCATTTTTCATCTCCTGATGAAATTCGGCCAATTCATCTGTCATGTCATGTAGGTCGACTTGCTCACCTATAGCCTCATCTACGGTCATATGGCCGTCTACTTCTTGCTCCTCATCGTCCACTTCATCGGATTTGGATAAGCACTCAACGGAAGTGGCCCCCTTATTAGTAGCTACCTGTATCACCAGTTCCTCTTCACCCTTCGGCACATCGGTGACAGTTACTCTGGCCTTTCCCTCTATCTGCAGGTCACTGAGTTCGCTGTAATTGATTTTCAGTAGGTCAGTGAATAATGGATTTAATGGTACTACTTCTTCCACCTGGAACTTTTCATCCAGTACATAGATGCTTTTTTTAGTGTTGGCATCATTCCAGGTATGGTGCATGATAGAGCCCAAGTATCTTATGTTGCCGGATACTTGAGCCAGATGGAAATCACCAGCATATATAGGTAGATCTGTTGTACCAGCTAGGTCTACGCCATTATCGGCTATCATGGATTTAGTCATTCTGAATCCATTTATAGGCAGATGAGCAAATACTACTTTACCACCTGTGGTGTCGATCTTCTCGTCTTTGAATAACCAGGGGACCCAGACAACTCCATCGGGGTCAGTGAATAGAGTGTCTATTATATTGACGGCAGGATTTAATTGTACATATCGAAAATTGGATGGCCTACGTACTTCATTACCATAGAAATCATGGTTACCGGCCATCAGATTGACTGTTATACCAGCTTCGATCAGTTTGTCGAACCAGGATTGTACTCTTGGCCATATACGGAACATTAGGAGGGCCCTGTTCTCCAGTAGGTCACCAAGAATATCAAGATGGGTACATTTCTTTGCTATCGCAGTCTCCAGGATGAAGTCTGCTATATCAAAGACTTCATCCTCCTTCACTGTGCCTTTCCCTATATGCAGATCGGCACATAATAGTCGCTTCATATACATCTAATTAGCTCCTTATTCTTAACTCGATGGTTGATTAAGTATGTTATATTTCAACCAAATGGATGGATTAACTGAGTTAAGTACGGATAGGTCTTCAGACAGATTCATGATCTGATCAGTCCATTTACCTATACTATCTTCGGTCATTTTACTGGCTGCCATACTAAGTAGAGTATCAGCCATATCGGGTCTATCTAGACCAACTATGATCTTGCGTAGATCCTGCCTAGTAAGCCCCTCAAGGCCTCTTTCTGTCAGCAATTCGACAAATCGGATCTTTGTCTGTATACGGGATTGCAGATCTTGGTTAGATGTTTTTGCTGCTTGCAGACCCTTACCAGCTATCTTCAATCTCTCTTGCACGAATAGACCTACTGCATCCCATGGTGTATCAAATTCAACAAGATGGCCATCGTGTATAAAGGTGAGGGTCTCGCCCGTGAGTTTCCTTGACAGACCTAAAGACTTTATAGGGTTAGCTAATGGACCCTTGAGATCGACTACGAAAGGTGGTTGTCCCTCGGCTACAGTCTTATGAAAATCCCGTATGATACCCTTATCTATTAGATTAGACAGATATTTTGCATATGACTCAATGGTATACTCTACTGGTAGTGAGCATATGGCCATTTTCTTCTGAGATATCTTTTTTACTGCTCCCATCGACATACCATCAGCTATAATACCATCATACTCTGGATATGATATATCCAATGATGATGTGCATGGAACCTTTCCGTCGAGGAGGTCTAACATTAACTGTGCTAATTTTTGAGGGTCTCTTGGATGACAGAAGCAACTATAGCCAGTTGCTATACCTCTAAAACCATTAACGAAGAACCAGGGCACATTGGCGTAATAACATACTGGTTCATAGAATGCGCCATCGTCACCAGGCACAAAATCAAGGGCGTTAAAGTCACTAAACCATCTATTGAAATTATCATGCAATTGCACCTTGGTATATCTAGGGGCCCCGGCCTCAGGTACCATCCTCCATCCAAAATTACCCAGACCTTCCAATAGGTTAAGATTGTTTCGCCAAGGAGCGGCCATATTTACTATAGAATCTATGGCTGAGGCATCACCATGTTTATAATCAGCGTCAGCTATTACATAGCCAGATAGAGATACAGTCTTGACTGGCTTATTCGCAGCCTTCCTACGAGCTGTCCACATTATCTTTTTGTGTACAGGCTTAAATCCATCGAGTAGGGTTGGTAATGCCCGGCCATGTACTGTATATAGTGCATATTGTCTGAATTCAGTATTAAGGAAATCACTTATCGTCCTCTTATTACCAGTCTGCATGTACTCTCCCTGTTGTGTTTTATCTTACTAATTTTATGATGAGATCTCCGGAGAAATCAGCACTATGGAATGTTACTTGTCCATAACTACCTATATGAGATGCCTTCTCATATACATATTCAGCATCCACACATAATGTATCCTGGTCGGATAGAATATGTGGTATACCATCTTTCTGAGTATGTACACTGAGAGATGGTTCTGGGTAACTCATCATCTGACCATCGACTTCGATATTGACCATTGAAGGAATTGAGTGATACAGTATATTCAATTTATCTCCTCCATCGATATAGATACCATCTCTGATAGATGGTATCAGTGTTGGATTTAACCATTCTCCCATTATATCATTATTTATATAGTCATACTGCAGTATACCTATATCTGTAGGAATTAGTATTATGCCATTATCTAAAAAAGTCAGTTTATGTGGGGATGCACCGAAGCCGTTATACTGAAATATGACCTTAGGTAATTCTAACATCCTATTTAGGTTGGGTGGAGCGCCATCTGTAGCCGGTGAATCGTCGTCTATATCTTCATCCTCTGTTGTATTACTTAGGTCGGCACCGCATTCTAGCAAATGTATAGTATGATTACCCCGGTGACTACCTATCGCTACACCCATCTCAGGCATAGTATTATTCTGTAGAACTGAGTAGGATATACCACCGAGGTATACAGCAAATCGATCATTGGTAAATTGACTTCCCTGACCCAATATACTCATGGTAGACATAGTGGCCATTGCACCTATAAGGGATAATGATCCACCAGACGGCATCGTCGATGTGTCGGAGTATCTAAAAACACGACCTAATTCACTCCAGGCAAAATGGTGTACCTGTCCAGCAGTCATTGATCTGGATACTATATCCGAATCAATGACCACATTACCCGACATTACGACACCAGACAGATCGTAGTGATGCAGTATCTCAGAATGTATACTCCAGGCTGCCGAACTATCTGCTGGTGCACCAGCAGAATTCATACCGAATTCAGTGAATACCTGATTATACCGGCCACCGAGAGGTAGACCATGCGGTTCTAAAAGACCCTCTGGTTCAGATTTGATATCTCTGGGTGATATAGAATTTGAGCCAAATAATGTATTACCAGTTGACCTATATCTACTATCTACATTATCTATAAGAGAGTTAAGATCTACTTCAAACAGTAGGCATATTACCCGGCGGTCTACGATTCTCTCATTTGTACCGTCAGGTAGGGCGATAGTATTTACACGATCTATCGGACCGTCTCTCGTTACCCAATACACAAAACCGTCAAATTGCTGAGCTATGTGGTCGATTGATCCAGGGGTGGACAGATATAGGGCCGAGCCGTTAGTACTAGGCTCTTCAGTATAATCAGTAGGATAATTGGCCACGTAGGCGGTCTCATATGTACGATCATCGTAGGCTACAGGGAAAAGATTTATTTCTTTCCATGTTTCTACTGCTGATAGAACTTTATTCTTATCTAGGTTGGCACTGCTAGCTAATGGGTCTATGTCTAACGGCCAGAATATACCTACTGGTGTGATTTCGGATAGGGCTGATTGTGCAGATGCATTTAGATCATCGGATATAGGGGGCCATAGGTCTACAGGTGCTATGTCATAGCGGCATCGGGTAGATGCGACCGGTGCTGCTCCTGTGTATCTGGACATATCTGGTTGTGCCGGTATGAGATCCAGATCGATGGTTTGTATGGGTATGTCGCTATTCCTTATATACGTCAGAATACCACGCAGATCAGTGCAGAATCCAGCTGGAGGATGTGTATCGTTTATAGTATTCACACTGGACTGTCCTACTGTCCAAGCTAATACTAAACTCGAGCTTACAGCTTGACTGGCCTGTGCTGCTTGGTCTGCTACACCTATATAGTCGACTCTACCATTACTGAGCATCAACGGAAATCCCCAAGTCGGGTAGTCTGACATATTATAATAAGGCCAAGTATATACACCATAGGGTAGAAACCGGGACGCCCGAGTTTTTTCTAAGACCACACACATACCCATTCTACCACCGGTCGGATATACACCTCTCAGCCTATTTCTTACGATGCTCCATGAATAATATTGAGTACCCTGACTACTAGCTGAGTAGCCTACTTGATCGGTCTGGGACTCGTATTTACGCCTAAATTGATAATACCCTGTATATGGGGCTATACGGATATAAGGGTTGTCTTCATATAGACCGCATATATATTCTACATTATGCATAATATCATCTCCATTCTTATGCCATTGGATGGTATATCCCACTGCCATCAGAATCATCTACATACGGTCTACTATAGATAGACATGTATTTTTGAGAACTATTATGGGTGGCTACGTTACCCATAGATAAATCACTGATACCAACTGCAGTAGGTGGGTCAGATAAGGTCAGCGGCATCAAAAAAGCCACTGATAGTGAACGACTGGAGCAGTCCGGTACCTCATCTACAAATCCAGCTGCCGAATAAAATCTATACAGGGCCGAGCATGGCCAGGCAAATAATTCACTTGGGATCCATGCAGATGAATTATTCTGCTTCTGAAAAGTATCAATACCTTTCCAGGTTCCAGTATATATAGGATGTATGAAATCGAAATTGGAGCATTTAAGGTCTATACCGGAGGTGAGGGGTGCTTGTAGTCGTCTACCCCATATCCACTGCCTACGGATATCACCATTTATAAGCCAAGTCTGTCCATACCCACTACTAGAACCACTATGGCCGGCACCAGGATCGGCGTCTATCGCAGTATTACTATCGGCCACATAATTAGCATAGGATAAAGTGCGTCTGACTGTATTTCTTTGTGGGTTTATAGGTATAAAATATTCATCCAACCGTATATCAGACCTGGTGAGATACTCGGTCTGATTTGGTGGTAGGCATTCACCCAGATCCACGTCAAATATAATTTGGGCTGATATCTTCGTCAGAATATGTCTAAGTATATCTGGGGCATGACCAGGAGCCTCCATATCTGGTATAAGTATTTCGTACCTAGAAGACATCAATCCGTAGATACCATTGTGAACACTAATACCTATAGCCAGTCGGTGAACTTTAATGGTCTGGTCTAGAGTTGATAGAAGGGTTGACCTCTTTGCCCTATGGTTCCTTGACCTACCGGTGATGTCGGTGTATATATTGGTCCACCGGGGCTCATTTCGAGCATCTACAAGACTCTTGCCTATTAGATAATAGGTGGATAATGAAAGTTCATAGGACGAGCCAGACATGGTACCTATCACTCTCGTCCTATCCGTCGTATGTAATATCATAAGTCTAAAAAGAGGAAGTAGCCCTTTTGTGCTCGTCCTCGAATCCCTTTATTTGATTTGTATCTAATGGACCAACAACAGGATATATACAGGTATCTTGTATTATCCTGGTATCTGCATAATCCGGCTGGAAACTACCATAGCCTCGATTGTTGATCTTCTGTGGATAATATAATAGCTGGCCAGAATAAGCCAATACTTGCTCGGCCGGATAAAGTCCCTCTGGTCGAGCAAGTATACCATAGCCATTTATTTGGGAGTAGAATTCGGGATCAGCTTCACCCAGACTGGGTAATAAATCCGCAGACATATCAGGTCTATACGCATCCACTAATGGATAAAACGTAGTATGTGGCAGCCATATCGGACCTAATATCTTGTCACATTCATACTCATACTGTACAGGACAGATTGAGGAGAAACCATTATGTGCTACTAGTCCGCCCCAATAAAAAATGGCTGTACCCGATTTATCTGGATGCGATACTACTATGATATCTTTGACTTCGATATTCAATGTGGGCATGGGCAACCCACTCAGTGTATTATCTGTATGCGTGACCGTTATAGTCCAATCTGAATCAGTAGTATATTTGTAATACCAATCGACCTCTGCTATCTCATAGCCTTGAGACATAAGCTGTAGTCGTATCTTACATACTAGATGATTGAAAGATACAACACTGGTACGAGAATCCAGATCTGGTTCTGGTGTGAGACACCCACCTAGACCTATCAATACTTCAAAGGGGGTAGTATGCTCCAACTGGGCCAGCACTGGAGGTGTTATACCATCGACTTCACCATCATATGCGAATACTAGATAGATAAGGGGTGCGCCTAGACTCTCCTCTATCGATTCTATACCAGTACCTTCTGGATATAAGTCGGCATTCTCAAAACTGGTATAAAACTCTACCTCAGGGCCTACTGAGTCCAAAGAACTCAGTAAGTTCTGTGGACTCAGAGAGGTGCTGAATGATACACTTGTGGTCTCTCCTATATTGATATCAGAAAAATCGATAGAATGGAGATATACAGGAGTTGGTATACTCCCATGCTGATGCATGGGAGTATCTATCCGGGGTGGCCAATTAGGCCAAAGTAGACCACCTGGACCACTCATCCCTATACCTAATGATTTTGAACCTTGTGAAAACACATAGGGGTATGGTTTATATACATCGCCTTTCATCAGACTTCTACAGGATTAAGTAATCTTAACCGACCTACCAGTTGACGATCAGTCGGATTATGAACGGTTAGTTTATCACGGTCAGCAGATAACGTAAGATATACATTGGTCACTCTAACCTCGGCTGAATCAGGATCATGCTGGGCCCAGAGGGACTTTGGTGTACTGGATGTACCAAATTTAGCTATCAGTCGACTCTGGTCGGGCACTACTATACCGGCTATCGAGGTATTACATCGGCCAGATCGTAATACCTGGCCTGCTCTATCCTCTATGGAGTACTCTACATCGTCGACTGAATTAATAGTGAGTCTTCCAGAACTTAATGTCTGGTACCTCTCGATCTGCTGCACTTTGGATAATTCACGACCATATAGAGTCAGATGTCCTACCCTTGAATTGCCCTTTAGATCTACCTGCACTACTTGGGTCTGTGCATCTATAGATTGCCTATAGGCTATAACGGAATTCTCAATTTGAGAATTCATAGAATTTCTCTGTATTATCTTAGAACCTATGATCAAATCTATGTTACCCTCGCCGGAGACGTATAGTGATAGGCCAGTCAGTCTGATAGATGAGGCTACTGTTATCTCCATTACACTATGGGTCTCAGATAATTCTACCCAGTTCTGCAGAACAGAGGTAGCCGGTATGGCATCACCGTCGACATCTCTAAAAACTACAAAAGATGGCATTACTGGGTTGGTGTCCGCCTCGTGGTTGGTCAGTGTATATTCTTGTATGTCACTATCACTTTCTTCTATACTGGCACATATAGGTATTACCTTTCTGTCGTATGAAATGGACACACTACTTTCAGGTGCGATATTTAGTGGTCCTCTATTATAATATGAACTAGCTGTCCGACCGAATGTATAATCCGAATCTTTGACTATCACTTCTGGTAGTTCTGGTGGTGACAAGGCAAGCGCACCTAGTTCATCCCGCATCGCCAATATATCGGTCATATCACCAGCAGCATATATTCGGCGTATGTGCCTCACCCTCTCCTCATTCAGGCTCTTAAGCCATTTAAAGAGCGGTCGTACCTTTATGTCTCTGAATAACGAAGCTGTGTATAAATAAAGTAGGTATCCAGCTGGTGCCACCTGATCGGATATACTGTCAAAATAACGATTGATCAGTCCTATCTTAATTTGTTTCATACCAGCTAGAGTACTCGGTGCGTCACTGGTATATGGCTTAACTGGTACAACACCATATTTGGTTATCTGCATGACCAGACCAGGTATATCTATCTTCTTCTCTAGGATCAAATCGGCATAGTATACGCCCGGTTTTCCAGCCACAGCAGAACCGGTGGATTGAGTAGTAAAGATCTCCCACCCATGCAATATTTGATTTCCCTGATCGAGATGGTATAATGCTATAAACATGTTATCATTACCTCATTTGTTTATCGGGATGACTTGCCTTGTTGTCAGTGGCTTAAGTTGTGCTAAGGTCTCAGTACTTAACTCACCGTGTATAGGCCAATCCTGATCTCTCTTATATAACTTTGCCAGTAGATTAGTCCAAGCCTTCTCATAAGAAAATGCGTCGAACAGACTAGAGCACTTATTCAGAAAATGAGTCTTTGCCACACTATATACATCAGGTTGAACTAGTCCTATAAATTCTGGTGGAAATTGCTCCTTATATGCAATAGCAGTGGCTTTAGGTAGTTCCTCTTTTATCCGGAGCACCATACATCTCTCTCCTGAATATATAGGGGCTATATCTAGGTTTAACTGCTCTACAAGAAAATTATGCAATAGTGCACCCTTTACATGGATGGGACTACCTTTTTTGAATAATGCGCCCTCTGATTCATCCGGAGTATATTTCTCTATCCCATTGACTGAGGTGGAGTTTGCCAGTCTATGCATGATCTCTTGTTCATCATCGGTGTCTGTCAATTCTGTCATCAGATGAACGGCTCTATTGACAGCATGTATGAATGTGACTTCTTCAGTGAGCCAATTATGCGCATCTTCGAACATAAAGTGCACAAATTTCTCTAAGCCTTTAGCTATAGCTGGAGGTGTGTTTACTTTCTTCATCTCATACCCTGTTACCTTCAGTGCTAGTGACCAGGTACCATCATCATTATGTTTGGGTATTTGATGTATGTATTTTTTCTTCTTCAAGAATATGCTACCAGCTGAAGTTTTTTCACCCTCTAATTCAAAGCCTAGTTGGAAAGCCCTATTAGATTTCAGTCTGTTCTTAGCAAAATCTTCATTAAGATATTCATTCAGAGCCGGCTCTATGAATCGTATCATAAAGGCATTCAGAAATAATATAGATCTGACGGAATCACCGCCATCTTCACTGTTGAAATCCGCTTTTCCCTCTTCTGCGTATAGTCTTCTAGTGAGATCATCTACAGTATAGATGACCGAGTCTGTATCCATTGTCACTACTCGATCTTCGATTGTATCATCCCAGAATGGTATTTTTTCTATCTGTGGGTGGTACTCCTGTACGAAGGATAAAATATCATCTGAATGATCCTTATAATGCATAGTGAACCATTCATTTATAAATCGTTCGCCATTAAATACGATAGACTGACCAGTCGATGTGATGGCCTGAGCTATATGTGGATTGTATAAGCGAGAAAAACGTGATCCTGTCTGTCCATAGCCAGAGTTGAGTATAAGTTTCCGACCTATCTGCTTGGTGTAGAATTTATCCCTGGCTACTTTATCTTTTTCGTCATGAGTATCCTCATAGCGATCTCTATACATCTGATATTCCCGTTTGAATCCCTTTCTCTTAGAGAATCCATCCTCTGTAAATGCTGAGAATACCCCCTCAGTCCTAAGGTCAAAAATTACGCCATCACACGACACGCCCCATATTCCGTCAGCCCACTTCTGCCTTATCTCCTTAGCACTCTGTACGAAATCATCACCTCCATACACTTCGATCAGTACCAGGTCATCATCACCGGGTAATAGATCATCAGCGTTCCTCACAAGTGCTACTTCTTTTAGTTCTTCAAATTGAGGTAATTTGATTCGACCAACATAAGTCTCTAGAGATACATTAAGCCTGACAACTACTGATGGATATTCAGAAGTTACATCAAAGCAACATGCATGCTTGTAAAGTCGTCGCCCATTATTGTAGACATCTATTGGCGCCTTCACAAAGCCACCTTTGAATGCCACCTTTTCGGGCTCATGTCTACCTAGTGAAACCATACCGCGGGGGCGCATAAACCCGAGGAGGGCACCATCAATAATAGCGCTCATATAAGTCACCCGATCAAGTGGTATCTTAGAAATACCATTGATCTCAATAGCAAGATCAGTTAGGGCTCTCTTACGATTGATATCGCGAGTAAGGACGACATCTCGTATATTGTAGGCCACATACACATTCCAGTGATGTAGAAACATACTGGATAAACTCAATTCCTTTGATCCGCCATTATCATACTGTTTGAGTTTACCATCTCCGAACTCAAACTTACCAACATTATCCAATGAATAACTGGGTAACTTTATGAAGGCATATTTCTTATAAAGGTCTAATAGATCTACTAAGCCTTTACCAGGTATGCGTGGATGCCATTTATCGCGTTTCTCATTATTATCATATGACTTATAGATGTAAGCAGCTTTATCTACAGTCACTGAATTGAAACCGATTTGCATAGCAGTCTTGAGTTCACCAGGCTTCATAGACAGAGCGAGTCTTTTCATCCGATGGAATAGATATGGTATATCGAATTGATTACTATTCCAGCCAGTTAGCATGTCTGCCCGCTCCACCTCTATGAGAAAGCCGAGGAGTAATAGAGCCTCATTCTGGCAGTATACGAATTCAGCATTGTCTGGTAATTTACTTATTTGATCCAGATCTAGTGGCTTACACCCATAAACTACGATTTTATCATCTTCCCATTCTCTGCATACAGCAATGGAAGTAACAGGCCAACGGGCTTCTTCAGGAAGGGGAAATCCAGTTTCTGAATATACTTCTATATCAAAACATAGGATCTTGACTGCGGGGTCGAAGTCTGCTTCATGAGGGAATATATCGGCGATCAGGCCCATCTCTGCAGGCACAAATCCATTCTCATGAATCATTCTTCGTTCGGCGGGATTTGCTGTCTTTATTGCTTTGTTGAGTGCATATTTATCACCAAAACTGTATCTCTTCACAGGAGAACCGGACATTGTAGTTCGGTTCTCCATACCTGCCTCTGGAGATTCTATGTATATATACGGCTTTTGTATTATGGAATCTTTATGTAAAGTACCTTTCCTATCATAACTCCAAATGGTGAGCTTATTAGTCTTGGGATGCCAGTAGCTATCGTGATATCGCCGGTCATGAAACTTCTTGAATTCATCTTCCATAAGTCTGGTTAAATCGAGTATTTTTAGTCAGCTTGAGTAGGAAAGGCTAAGCTGACTAAAAAATAGTCGGTCTAATCAGCTTAGCCATCTTCGTTTAGCGTCTGAACTTTCACCAAGTACTACTTGGATCAGATCTGGTGCTCCATCATCCAATACCATAGTTTCGAAATGCGGTTTGGCCAATATTTCTTTGACATCTGGTAAAGTCAAAGAAGCCAATCCTTTTATATATTCAAGTCTACCTTGAAAATCATCAGGGGGTGATCCATAGAAATGCTTCCGTTCCTTCCCGCTTACACCCACATGAGACGGTGTTTGTAATCTCAAAACTCGGCCAGCTTTAAAAAGATCAGGCCAGTAACGGAATATAAAGCCATATAATAGACCACATATATTATCACCATCTGCGTCAGCATCCGTTAGACTCACTAGATATGTGTATCTGCAGTTACTTATATCTGGATCTGTTATACTCAGGCCCAGAATAGAAGCTAGTTCAAACAATACTTGATTGTTAACTACTTTCTTAGTACTGCTGGCCGAGATGGCGTTCATTATTTTACCGCGGAGTGGATAAATAGCATGCAGACCAGGATCTCTAGCCTGTAGGAATAACCCCTTCGCCGAGTCCCCTTCTGTCACTAGTAGATAGGTAGGTCGTTTATCAGCTCGGGAGCTTCGGTATACGTCTACCAATTTAGTTGACTTCCGACGTCGAGCAGCCTTTTTTTCGGCCTGCTTGATCTTGTTACCACCCCTACTTTCAACAAGGGTCATAACAGCTTCTTTGAACTGACTAGAATGGTACAGACCGTTCTTTATTCGCTCAAGGGCATCACCTATGTCAGCGTTTAGTCTGTCCTTATCACAACCTACAAGTGAGGTCTTCGTCAGACTGTCAAAACTCGGATCTACAACTCGGAAAGATGCTACCATAGATATGCATCTACTGATATCTCCTCTGGTCACATCAGGTGATAGATCGGTCTTTAATGAATCTATTAAATGACTCGAGATGGCTGATTTAATCGTGGATATGTGTATACCACTGCAGTCTGTACCGTTTACTAGGCCTTTTACGTCAGATCTACCATTGAATAGCCCAAAGATAGCTCGGAAAGATCCTGTATCTACAGAAAACCACTCATCTTCTATACCTAAGGCCTTATGATATCCGTCGCCCTTTAAAAGTTTGACAGTTTTACCATGTACTTTTGCTGTTATCTTGATTGACGGATATACAAACATGGTATTGTTTAATAGATGCAGGCAACACCATATGGACTCATCAGTCCACTGGACCAAATTCTGATCCAGAACAACACTGACGGATGTACCAGATTTTTTTGTCTTACCTAATGTGGGTTTACCAACTTTACCACAGTTTTCAGAGAATTCCTGCTTATACGACTTTATGCCGTCATCAGTTTTTAGTAATAGCTTGGTAGATACAACATTTGTGCAATAGGCACCCACACCATACATACCGATGGTAGATCGGGTATCCACTTCAAAATTGGAGCCAGCTCTATTTTCACCGAGAGCTAATTGGGGCATATATACACCCTGTTCAGCTGACATCTTGATTGGTATACCATGGCCATCATCAGTCACAGTGAACCCATCATCAGTGAAGGAGCAATCCAATCGGAGGCCTTTTTCTAGGCCAGCTCGGATAGCTGCATCCGCTGAATTGTCCAATATCTCTTTGACCGCTCTTATTGCTGCTGGTATATGATTGGTTACATTAACAATTTTTCCAGCGGCATCATACCCTATTTGGGGTACCTCACTTTTTTGCGTACTGCCCAGATAGGCATCCGGGTAGGACATTATATGTTCCCTTGCAGTCAGTTTCTTAATATCACCTGGCATTTGTTATCCCTGTATAGATTGAGTACATAAATGCTAATATGGCTGTCGATAATTTATAACGTAAATCCGTTCTCTCTGGTGGGTCTACTTCCATATCTATGAGATCCCATATTTTATCAGATGCTACGGACCTATATATCTGAGGCCTTTTACCTGATCGGTTCTTCTGAAATATATGTGTGTTATCTCTCACAGAAATCAGATATACCCGATGTAGTACGGACAGATCGGGTAGACCGTTATCGAATACGACAGTCAGCATAGGTTAATCAGACTTAGCTGGCGTCGGCATTATAGCTACCGTCCTTGACTTTCATTAACTCGTCGATCATATAGTCGAATTCATCTGGACTACTATCAATGTTACCCCTTGCCATATTTACAATAACATCGAAGAGAAATTTGATACCTATAATCCGTCGACGGATACGACTGATCTTCCCACACCAGGCCTTGGATGCGACTTCTTCTATTTTACGATCCAGTATAGCCCGACCATTAGTTACTTTATGTGCTGTACGATGTACCATACGGTGTACCACCTCTTTGAGTTATGTAGATGCTAATTTTTTAAAGATAGAAAACTATACAACACATCAACGATAGTGGTGGTATTAGATAGAGCAGGGACATCGAATACATATATATGACAGAAGGCATAAAAATACCAGGGACTTATTAGCCCCCGGTAGGATTCAAAACAGTGTTTTGACGCCGGTTTATGCGATATCTACACGGGCGAAGAATTCAGGCTCAGTAACATCTACTCGATCTACAGCGAATACGACCTGACTGGTGCTCAAGTCTCTATCCATGATCTCGGGAGTTACTGCCAGAGTAATATACGGTGCGTATACCAATGGGTTATTCATCGGGTTGCTTGGCTCAAATACACCAGCGATGATCTTGCTAGCCAAAGATGGATCGTAATATACGATCCAGCGTTTAGCAAAGACGCCGATTCGACCACGTTGGGGAATCAGAGCTGCCGGATCTGTCATATTCTGACCAGGAGTCTTGATCCATTTGTCCATCATAGCTAGACCTTCGGGTCCAGTGATCAGGGCATTCGGGTAGTAACCAGTCTTATCGTATACTCGACGGGAAGCTTCAGCTACAGTGTCATGAATCTTATGGTATTCACACTCCAGCTCTGTACAAGCGATTCCGGCAATGAGAGTCGGATCCGCAAACGATACTACATTTGCAGCAGGGACAGCTGCATCAATAGCCTGAATGGCACCCAATTCCAGCTCATCTCGTAGCTTACCGTATGCAGCATTGAGGAATTGGTTATTGAATACTGCTGAGTTGTTTTTACCGTAAACCGATGCACGTCTCAAAAGAGACTGGAAGGTGGAACTCAGATCCAATGGTCTTAGCTTAGCCTCAACCAATGTACTTCGAAGCTCAGCTTTCAATTTACGGGGAATAACATCCTCGCCCGGATCAGTGGCATACTGGGTTGTACGAACAGCGGACAGTGCCTGTCCTGCAGTAACACCGGCCGGTACATGGGTATCTGCATATTCGAAGGTCAATCGATAGATATGACCATAGGGATTTTCCAGTGGCTGCGTGGATGCCAGTTCATTCAATACACTTCCGACGAAAAACTTCGCGGTTACAATCTGCGAGATGTCAGCAAATGTATCGATATCGGCAGCATAGAGACCACTGTTGGCCTCATTAACCGCTGAGTAATATCTGCGGATATTGGTAGCAGCCTGGGTTAGTACACCAGAATCAACTCCTGGATGTCTCTCGGCCACATTGGCAACGAATGAATCGATCTCGCCTGATTCTGTTTCGTTCAGCTGTACGTACTTGCTGGCCTCAATTATTTTCTGCAACATCTTTATTTGTCCTCCGAATTATACGTATACAGCTAGAGTTTTGGCCTTTCTTTTAGGGCCAGCACTCTCTGAAACAGCTGTCTCGTGATCGTCTGTGATAAGGTTATCTAAATCATCCAAACTTGCGCCCTCGCGTACCATATCGAGATCAGCGCTTGCTGGTTTTCTTCTTGCCGTGATCAATTTCTTAATCCCGATGGATTGGGACACATCTTTGAATGCTGATACTGTAAGTGGGTCCTTAGCACCGGCTACACTTTCAGCGACACCTTGTAGCGCAGATCCCTCTAGCAGTGATTGTAGGGCATCTACTTTTTGCTCAGCTAATCGGAGCTGTTTTCTCAGATCATCAAGTTCAGCATCTGAGACCAGTGGGTCACCGGCAGACTCTTCTACAGTATCAAGGTCAGCCTTACCGAGAACAATATCTGACATGTTCGTAAGATTAGTCTGCACGGCTTTCAGCTGATCAACATCGATTTGTAACGTTGTTGGCTCATTCAGGCCCAGTAGACCAGAGTCACGCAGCAGATTAACAGCCGACTCAGCTACGCATAGCTGATCAGCCATATCTGTAGCATTATCCAGACTATGTACAAGACCATCTTCGTCTACCACTTCCAGTGATAGCATGTGGACCCCTGTCCTAGCCTCTGAAACCGATGTGATAGTCGAGTTAGTCATCTGATCGGTGAAATGATCCTGCATTCGACCAGCAGCAGATATCATAGAGTCGGCAGTTCCACGAAAACGAGATGCTATCTGAGCCGATGCTAAGGCCAGACCTTCTACATTAACATGGACAGAGCCAGATTCAGACACAGTATGATGTGGGTAACTCCATGTACTAGGATCTTCAGTGTCGGCAGAGCCATATACTTCATTAATGACATCATCAATTCCAGCAGCACCTGACTCTTTTGCTGCTTTCAATCGACCTTTTATTCCAGCAGTATCTACATCGGCCCAGGGTGTGGTATCTAGCTCATCTGAGATAGTAAAGGCAGATTCTTCTACAGTTTTGACTTCTTCTGTAGTTTCGACTTCTTCTGTAGTTTCGACTTCTTCTGTAGTTTCGACTTCAGCAGTAGTTTCGACTTCAGCAGTAGTTTCGACTTCTTCTGTAGTTTCTGTCAGTTTGGCGTCCAAAAGATCGGCATCACCAGTTGTAGACAACAGCTGATGTACACCGGTGGAATTATCGACAACCTCTTTAGCTGCGACTAGAATGGCTTCTTGATCACCAGGCAGTTCATCGGTACTTTCACTGACATTCGGAAATGTACTAGATGCCAAAGCAGTACATATATCACCGAGATTAAGCTGGAATAGTTTCGATCTATCCGAGCCGGTAGACTCTTCGATCCGAGTGAGTAGACCACTGACATATTGCCGAGTAGTGACATCATTAAGGTCAAAAGAGTAGGTAGTAGTGGCACTGTTATTTCGGGCAGATTCCTTCACATGGGTGAGAAACTCTGCTAAATTTTTAATACTCATATTTAGATAGAACCTCCAATAGTTCGTTCGATCTATATTTGATAGATTAGTATACAGTTATACCCATCTACATGATAATATATCATCAATAGGCTTACCGTATTTAGAACCGATATCGCCGATTTCTTCTCCGCCTACTATATATGTACGTAGAGGTGGTACAGTGGGGGAACTATCGAGTGACAGACCGGATGAGGCCTCTAATACAGGACCATATCCACCATCGTCTATAGATACACCCAACTCCGTCATTATATGATTTTTGATAGTTGTCTGACTACCAAATGCCTTCCGTATGATACCCGAGGATTCTCGGACTAGAGCGGCGTCGCCTTTCTTACCCGAAAGCATCAGGAGAGATGAGGCTTCTATCTGACTGGGGGCAACTACAAGATCCCATCCTAGTAGAACAAATTCATCTATAAATACGCCACCTTTCTTAAACTTTACACTAGATAGGGTTTGGAAGAACTTTATCTGTGAATCACTCAGCATCCGTATCTTGGATACCTTCTGATCGGACTGATATCGGCCCGCTGGCTTTATTTTCATCTGCCGTCCAAATCCTCTAGCAGAGAGGGATACATTACCTATATCAGACATCTGGGCCATCAAAGATAATCGATCATATGTAGGTGTATTTGGAAATACGGTATAATTAATCCTTGCTGCTCCAGCACCATCAACCCATACATCGTTCAGTATACCACCAACATCTGCCCATTTAGCCTTACCAAGCTCTACATGACTATCGAGTAATACACGATAGTATGGCGCTTTAGCTATGAGGGCTTGATAGTCTGCTACAGCAGTCTTCACTGTCTCAGGTTTGAACACTACACCAGTCTCTCCCTGTAAATTAGGAGTCAGGGCTACCTGATTTTTGACTTCGATGTATTTTTTAGTAACTCTTACGTCCGCTATATTCATCTTGGCAACATGTGTTCATATTTTTTCATTATATCTTTTGTACGATTAGTGTCGACAGGTTGCTTATACTGACCGAATAGATCTTCCTTTAGTTGAGCCATATATCTATCAGCTGTGGATGCTGGTATCCTCTTGTCTGTAGTAAGGTCTCTAAGAGAGGCCAATAGGGCAAGGCGTTCATCCTTACTGACCCCAGTCATATCCAGAATTCTTTCAGGCAGAGTGGCCAGACCGAGAAGAGCTATACCAGCACCAAATAATAGATCATCGTATTTCTTACCCTTTAATTTACCGGCACTATTACGCCGGAATTCCTTCGCCTCTTCATATAGTATAAGGGGTATCGAGTCCACATCTGAACAGAAAAATTTATTGAGCAATTTAAGTAATATCTGCCTACTAGCTGTGGTTGTGACTATACCAGGTTCACCATTTGGTCTAGTGATAATTAGATCATCTCGGTCGAGGGAGGCAAAATGCATTATGACAGCAAAGCCTCGATTCTTCTCTATAACTATTTTGGCGTTGTTGTAGTATACCGACATATCTATGAGAGAATCCATAACAATACTTTTACTTCTGAATTCAGCTACTACCCTTGGATGTACTTGTGGAAAACCGTCTACTTGAAATATCACCGTACCATGGCAAGAAGAGGTACCATCCTCGGCTGGATCATGTCCTATAATATAGACTGCTTCTTTCTTCGGAAACTCGTATATGTGGCCCTTACCTAATAGTGGAAGGGATACGCCACTATAGAAATCAGATATCTCTATATTATGATAATTCGGATCTACTAGATCTGCGGTCTCATTTATGATATTGACCAGAGGAGCAGCGAGAGGCAATTCCTTTATCTTGTCCATGGAGAAAAAAGCTACACCACGTGTTATGAATTGCATATCTAGCTCAGTCTTTATCTTCTCCTCTACATGCTGCAATCTAGCACACTCTTTGGCATACCAAGCCTCATCCCGATTGGGTATAGCTCGCCATGGTACTTCTACAAGTTTGAAATCATTGATCTCATCTCTAGCACCTTCCACCACATCAAAGAATAAACCTTCGTCCTCCCATGGGGTAGATATCAATATCGCCTTACCACCAGTGGTTGTCAATGTCGGAGATGCGGCAGACCATATATTGTCGGCATGTTCGATAAATGCTGTTTCATCTAAGACCAATAGGGTGGCTGTGTAGGATCTACCGGCATCCTTACCACCTGGTAGTGCACGTATCACACTACTATTATACTCACCACCAAGTACTAATTTCTTCATATTACCGTTCTTTGGGCGGCGTAGGAAGAATGGTAGATACATGTGGGAGAATTTAAGCTCGTCCAAGAATTTTATGGACTCTCTCTCAGATTTAGATATAACGATGAATTCTTTATTATTCTCAAACGTGGCACGTTTGAGCACATATAGACCAGTAGTTAAACTGATACCAGACTGTCTCGTTTTAACTACTGCTGTATTCTGATTGTCATTTACCGAATCCAAATAGACGCCTTGGATATCGTATAATTTTATATCGATGACATCGTCATACACAACAGATTTCGGAGGCAGTATCATACCATCTTCTGTCCGGTTACGTATAAGGCAATAATGATCAATGAAATATTTATGATCCTCTCGACACCGGTCAATCTCGTCTTTAGCCCATTCTTTACTGAGTGTTACTCCCCTAGCTTGGAATATTTTCATCCATAATTTATCAGCGGGTCCTAGTTTCATTAGATATCCACAGAAGAGTACTCATGAATCAAATCGTCTTCTTTCTGTGTCCTCTGATGACCTACAAGTGCTCGGGTCATTGCTTTCATGCACATTGCATACCATGCATCGGCAAATTTAGCCCAGAACTTCATATTCCGCTTATTCGGTATAAATGGTGGGGCCGTATACCGCCATTTATTATCTACGATTTTTATCGCAGGTCTATCTTCCATCCCCTCAGCAGCAAAGGTCACTTTATTCAGCCATTCAGGTTCGTTAGATACAGCCTCACTAGGCATCATGGCTTGATATATCTGACTAGCAGCCAATTTGGCAGCATTGTCTGCTGTCATTACTGGATATTTCACTGAACAGGTCTTTAGGTCTATCACTACCGCTCCATGTCCGATACGGCATATATCACTACTGAATAGTTCTGAGGTATTTGGGTTGCCCAATTGTATTATAGACACTATATCGCCACTCCGTTGTTCACCTTATTTTTTGTCTTCATACAGACAACAGTCGCCGCCTCATCATGATATTAGTTAATTACTGATCGGCTGGACTAATCCCTCGAGATCATCAGACACCTCTAAAAACTTAGGTATCCAATTGGCTGAGCAAACTTATCGTACGATAGATCCACCTGATATATTTATTATTTCAGGTACACATGGGTCCGTAGAGCACATAGATCCATCTAACGACACTTCTGTCACTTTAGCCTCTGCCTCTTCATTGATTAGGATCGGGGGCTTCGGTATCAGTAATGCCTCTTATACTTGGTTAGTAGGTGGCGGGTCTGATGCTATAGAAAGACTTGATCATTCTACATACACAAATGCAGTCAGCGACCAGGGCCAATCCGCATATATACAGTCACATGGTTCATCCTTTAGTGTAGGCGAGTACGGTTATCTCCTCGGAGATTCGCAGACCAATACGGTATCCGAGTTTGATGATTCCACTGAGATACTATCTAATATAGGATCCTCGCCCGTTCGAAGTATAGCATCGCATGGATATACAGATGGTCTTAATTTATGGGGATTTGGAGGGACTGATACTACAGGGTCTATCTTATCACATACACAGAAGATGGACGTATCCACTTATATATGGTCCCTACTAGGTACACTATATATCATTGATGGTCGTACCCGTCATGGTTCAACTGGACGTGGTGGTGATGCCTATGTAGCCGGTGGAGTAGATAATGATGGATTAGCTATGACAATCCATAAGATAGATGTATCTGTAGACACAGCCAACTCAGGGTCACGTAGTTATCTCAGCTTGGCCAGACAGGATCTGCAAGGTATAAATACTCCTTTAAAATCCTGGTGGGTAGCAGGATTGAATCTGTCTGTATCGTCTGTTGTAGATAGAACAGATTTTTATACAGACACCACAGATGCTTCTTATAGATGCGATCTGATTACGGCCAGACAATATCCAATAGTGTCAGGTGACAGGACTACACTGATCAATTCAATAGGACTCGATGATCTAGTAGTGTATGCTTCCGCCATAATATCTGAAAGCTCTCCTGATCTAAATTGTCTAATAAGCTATCGATGTGGAAGCAGTGAGCTCATTTTATCCAACATTTTGTATTTAGGAGGGGGGCAGAATTATGCCAGTATCTATGGCGATATTATTAAAGTCGACCTTAATACGGATTTCGAGACAATAATCAATGGTTCTTTGACACCTAGGTATGGTCTCACATCTTTTAGTACATTGGGTAATACTTGGTTCATTGGTGGATTTGATTCGAACCACGTAGAAACAGGTATTAATGAGAGATTAGACCATGCATCAGATACATCTTCTGTCGTAACTAGTACTGGTACATCGGCTTTCGCATATGCTGGTTCTGCATACTCGGATTCAGACGGGTATATCAAATGGGCCAGTAATATGGCATCATTTGATTTATCAACTGAAACATGGACGGCCTTAGCGGGATCTGGTCAAGAAATCTTCATAGCTGGGTCGGGACTAAATGGGAGAGGAGTATTCGCTGGCGGTGTGGATAATGGTACACCGACCAACCGTATCGACGTTTTGGACATGGACACAGAGGTATTGATCTCGCCTTCCAGTAATCTATCATCACCAAAATTCGCAGCTAGCAGTACATCAGTACATGATACCAGCCTGATACTAGGCGGCACTAAGATATCACAGATTGCTGAGATAGAAAGTGTGTATCATCTATCTGATCATTCACAGGTTGAATGGCGTGGAGTATTAAGCACTGCTAGAAGTCGCACAGTCGCTTTTTCTAATTCAGAATATTCTTGGGTATTCTGCGGCTACAGATCGGCAGCTTTATCCGAGGTTGATAAGTTTGATGGAACTAGTGGGACAGTGGAGACTACGCCCAGGCTATCTACAGCTACAAGACATTCATTGGCCACCGGAGCACCCGTAGACTATGGTGTAATGAATGGTCATATAATCCATTGTGCGTTGACCACTGCAGCAGTTAGTGATGTGGTTATTGGAATACATGGACTGAGAGGCGTATCTGACACATCTGTCCAGATCAAACAACCGGCCTTAACAGTTCATACAGATACCTCTATTGGGCTAGTATTTGAACCAGTAGAATACAGTAATTCTATACCCTGCTCACTCGATTGTGCTGATCCATATTTTAATGATAGGCCAGTAAAAATAGCACTACGCACATGGATTGAATTGAATTCACTAGTTGTGGCCATGGATCCAATGACCGATCGCAGTGTATACACCCTGTCATCCAATACATCTGTACATTTATCATCAGCCAACCCAGATTCGGTTTGGATAGGGGGTGGCCTAAATGTCGCATCTATTGAGCGAATGGATGCCTCTACTTTAGTTGCATATACTAGGGGCACAACATTTCTACCAAGGATGGGATCAGCAACAGTCACATCATCTGATATGGCATGGATTGCTGGTGGTCATGATATACAGAATATAGTAGAATTGCTCATATATGATACAGATACAGTGGTCACTGGTGATCGTACGGATCTTTCTCAAAATAGGAGTTATATGGCATCAGCTAATAACTCCACATATGGTTGGTATTGGGGTGGAGCTTCACCGAATGGACTAGTGGGCACATTGGATCGGCTGGATAAAAGTAATGATACCGCTGCTGCTCTCTATAGGTCAGATGATTGGCCTCGTAACCGATTTGATGCTGAATTTTTATACGGAGATGCATATGGATTTGGGGGTCAAGTAGGTGTGCAAGATAGAAATTGGATTCGGTCATTCAACCCGACTTCTGATACTGGCTTTGTAACCCGAACCTCTCTACCGTTAGGTATGTCTAATACGACAACCTGTCCGGGAATTGATGATGCCAGTATCATTATATTCAATAAATCCAATATGTACACGTATAGTGATACTACTGGTGTAGAGGTGGTCATATCCGACTTACCCAATTTAGACCAATATAGATCGCATACTCTCGGCGGTCAGGATCTTATATCCGGCGGTACAAATGCAAGTTTTATAAATACTGACCGAATAGGTATAGTGGATCAGTATACGTCAGTACACACCAATCTGCCTGGCTTGAATTATAACCGACATAATCATTGGATGGCGGGTAGAAGTACTGTTGCTGATGTGGCTTCAATCAATATCAAGTCTTACTTACCAGCTATTGGAACAGAGAACTCTACCACCATAGCCAGTTCTATAGGAGCATCCGCTGGATCCAGTCTCCTGTCTCGTCTACTTGTTGGTGAACGATTATATGGGAGTGTTGACTGTATATGCACGGCGGCACTGAGTTGCTCATATACGTCAGCATTCGAAAGTAGTTGGTTCCAGGCAGCAGATGGCTCAGTGTGGAGATCTGAACATAATTCATCACACCCAGTTGAGGTCGCAGCAGCCACACCAAGTAGTCGGGCTGCTGGTTTGTCTACCGGCCAGACAGGATATATGCTTGGTGGATCGGCTAGTAAAATAGAGACTCTCAACTATGCTGACGAGACCACTACTATCAGACCTGGCGATACAGACCAATTATGCGAGTCAGCGATACCGATCAGTAGTGTAGAAAAGCACTTTTTAGTAGGTGGTTGCCAGTATTCAGATTCTAGTAGTTACGGCCTACCAATAACAAATAAAGTACGTAGTTGGGACATCACCACTTACATATTGACTGTGGGCACAACATCTACAGTTAGGAATATAACAAGGGCAGCGGCAAGTAGGATCATAAACGGCATTGGATATATACTTGGTGGATCAATCAATTCTATACATTCACCGACTGATGAGATAGAATTGATCGACAGCTCTACCGACATACTATCGTCATCGGTGAGCTTATTACCTACAGTGACCGATCTACATCAAGCTATAACTAGGTCAGACGATAATATAGTCACATCCAATGGGGTCTTTATAGATACAACTACTGGATCAGTCAGTCAACTAAGTAATTGGCCTATCCGATTTGGAGAGTCTATGACCACCCAATCGTCCAATGGGCTACTTATAGGTGGGTGCTCTGACAGAATCGAGGATCCTGTAGTACATGGGCAGGTATATGGGGCACAGCCAACAAAGACTATATACACATATGATGCATTCACAGATATATTGACTGCTGGGGTCGATCTAGTACCTATATTCTTTGATGTATCGTCAATGTATCCATATAGTTATTGTAGTCCGCTCAGCTCTCTTATATCAGATCGATCGGCTATGGTCAGTGCCGCTCAGGGTTCATATAGAACCTGGTTGACTGCTGAAGTCATCAGAGATTACACATTCACTGATCGACCAAGTCTACTTCACGAAGTTTATGATAGTGGCTACTCTGAATTGATCTGTTTACTATCATCATATGGGACAGAAAAAATAGACGCATTAGCTATATGTGCAGATACTATAGCAACTGCCATACCAGTAAATATACACCATTCAGTAGAGCATCATTACACTGATAGATCAATACATACACCGGCGGTAGATACAGGTAGTTCGGACCTAACTTGCTATATAGTATATGATCAATTAAAAACTGATCTGAATATAATAGTAACTCGGCCATCATGGAATACCTATGGGTCTGCCCGAATGTGTCAGTTATATATCGGTGGCCACGTCACATCTAGACGGTGCTATATACCAGCTATATTCTCGGCCAATTGGGATCTATTCGCAGGTGAAGGATTAGCTACTTTATTATCTGGTGAGATAGGATCAGGTGACCTTGTCGAGATATGGAACAAATTGGTCAGATCAGGCGAGACTACAATAGACAGTGACAGGATTTTGGATCTCATCAATGGCCGTTTTGGTAATAGTGATTTTATATACTCGATAGATCGTAATATGGGTGTGGCGGCCAATGAGGGTGTTTTGATCGTACCCGGATCAGGCATACAAATCATCCGTTTGGTCATAAGACTATCTGGCACAGATATGTGGGTATCAAATAGTGGGGATCAAAGATTTTTCTTGACATGTGCTGAATCATATGAGATAGACGGGATACGCAATGTGCCAATCACCAGTAATATGATGCTGGTGACTATAAAACTCACAGAGCCGCTAAAAGGGGAGACAAGTTTTAAATTTGAGTCTGCTAGGTCAAGTTGTCACCTAAGGCTCATCGGAATGTGAACTAATCCAATAAATCAATAAAATACCTCAAAATAGAGGAGGGTCAAGTGGGAATTAAATATGGCTTCTGTTCAGCTGTTAGGGGCCGAAGAGTCAACTTGGGAAGAACGAATCTCATATGTGGCTGCCAGGCATTCGTATATGCTACAGATCTATCCGGCTCAGTCAGTATGTCTGATGTATCATCTGTAGCTCCATCTCAAATAACTGATAAACTGTGTATAACAGATGGAGGAGCATGTGGCGGGGGCGATGGTACTTTCTTCGCTGACTCTGCATCTTATACCGTATCAGTACAGAATAACCCTGTTTATATAGGCTGTTGTACCGATCATCTGATTGATGAAGGTAAGCTTATAAATACTACCATATCCGGTGTTACTACTTCGGCAGAGCATACCCTAGCTGTCAATGGTAAGGGTGAACCATGGGCGGTCGAATATACAGATGTTCGTGATGCTATTAGTATAGCTATAGCTACATTGAACAATATTCCATTTTCTATGCCGCCTAATGGACATTGGGTACCTACTGCTTTTGACTCCAGTATTTCAGTGGATGATTGGCAGTCTGGTTCGGCCAGTTGGACTTTGTTCGTCGGCCTGAATACACAGATGGCAGTAGTAGGTAATGTACTTCATGGCGCAGAATATGAAGATAATGTCACAGTTAATACACAGACTGGGCGGGTAGATGCTACTCGGACATTGTCTGCTTATGACAAAAGTGGAAGTGGCGGGTTGGGTGAATGTTCACCCGTAGATCCTAGTGCTGCAGTTTGTGCATTCGTGGAATCTCTGAATGCACTTGATTTAACAGCTACATTGACTCAAGAGTGTTAATCGATTTTTCATCCCCGGTAGGCTTCACTGCTGACCCGGGGATAGAATTCACTGAATTCGGTATGCGACTGGTCGATCCTTTAGGTAGCGAACAAGCTGTCTATTTCAAGATTGACGTCAATCGTATTATCGCTGCCAGTGCTATCTTCATAGCCGATCAGATAATATGGGCCAGTGTGTGGTCAATCGAACCATCATTGGATACGGTTAGGACATCTAGTTCTATCGACCTAGAGGAATTATGGTCATTGCTAGAAGGCATGTCAGGGGAGATCTATATAGGTCTGGTTCTTGGTGGAATATATGCATCTGACCAGCAGATAGCTCCATATAATCCAGTGGCATATTGGGGTTTCGAAGATGGCGATCTGATGGAATCGACAGGTAAGAGTATATCCATGGTCGGCTATTCTACCGAACCAGCAGAGTTATCACTGGGTCCAGGTATATCAGTAGCAAGTGGTTATTTGGATATCGGTAACCCACCATCACTCCAGTTAATAGGAGATCTGACATTGGCTATGTGGATCCGGCCTAATACTCTAGGGGTACGAGCATCAATATTACATAAGGCATATGGTGGTGAATTTTCTATCACAAGAGAAACTAACGGTACATTAAATTTTTATTATGGAACTTCTGGCTTAGATGGTTCACCGTATCAGGGTTTCAATAGTGCAATAGCGATACAATCAGGTCAAGAGGCGCATATAGCTGTAGTCAGGGACCTGTCTAATTCACAGCTTATCTGGATGATAGATCGTCGAATAACAGCATCATCAGTGGCATTATATAACCCTGCGACCATCAGTAGTAGCTCAATCACATTAGGCACTGGATATGCTGGCAATTTCGATGGGACTGTCGGTAATCCTGTTTTATACGATAAGGCATTAGATACTACCCAGGTAGAACTCCTCCGGTCTAATACTTTTGTAGGCGAGGTGTATAGATCTGTGGGTCAGATGACTATAGTCAGTATGGATATAGAAGAAGAAAATATCTGGAATATAGGTAATGTCATATCAGAGGCAGTATATGCATATAGAGGATCAGCGACAAGGGATACTTTAATCCGGATGGATAGGATTGTCGCTGCCACTTCAGAGTTATCCAATGTCACTTTGTCTGTGGATAGGACAGAACTTGGATATCTTATAATGAATACACAGGCAGATTACATGGATGTAATCCTCCGAGCTTCTGAAAAAGATAATATATTCATACATATCAATGACTCATTCGATGCTGATTGGACCGCTGATGATCTTATCGGTAGTGGGTTAGATATGAGGACAGTATCTGATGTAGTAGGCCAAGGTATTCATCCTAATGGTAGTAATAGAATAATAGATATCGGTGGAGAGCTGCAATGTAATTGCTCATCAGATAGCGATAATCTATCTTTCATAGTAGTATTGCGAAAGACGTCACTGGATGTAGCTGATACTGCATCATTCCTCATAAAAGTAGGCCAACGATCGATAGGCTTTGATATAGATGACTCTACCGCCACAATAAATCTCGGCCAGTCAGCAGTAAAACCAGATTTTCCGTGGACTACTGAATATATAGCAGTGAGAATAGAATGTTCAGCAACAGATACCAGTATATATGTGAATGACCTGCTTTGTTCATCGTTGTCTACTACTATACAAACAGGATCGGCATCCATAACCCTGATCGATGCAGATTGTGAATGCCAGATAAGATCCATCTACTTCGGACCATTAAGTAAAGGTATTGTTGAAGCAGTTAATCCACAGATAAAGATCGTAACTACAGGAGCGATCCACTGTGTAGGTGATCTATATTTAGCTGGTAACAAGAGGATGGAAAGCATTGGGCGGCTACATATTGAAGCAAGTAATATCTACCTGGATCAGGTACTTATAGCACAGACTCCAGGAGTACTCTTACCAGATCCAGTACTACTTGGTATCACTGATGCAGTGACAGATATACAGACATTATTCTATGGATCAAAGACAGAAAATAGTATCTACAGACTAGAAGACGGGTATTGGAGCTTGTATGAGGAAGCGAGACTATTCGGTATATGGAGAAGTCTACATACAGAGGGTTTACTTGTACAACTTATAGATGAGTCGGCAATCAAGATCCACTTGTTCAAAAGAACAGGAAACCGGTTAGAGCTTAACAAATATATAGCTCTAACCGGCCTACCGGACGAAGATTATCAGTTCGAACCAGCATTAGACAGAAGGTTATCTTTCAAAACATGTCCTTGGCTCTGGGCCAAGGACACATCTCTCAAAGGACTAGCTTAGGAACAAGCTCCGCCGGAGTATCCACAGGATACGCAGGTGTCACAGGTACCGAGTCTTCTCAGTGGCATACCACATACTAGACAAAGACTATCTGATGGTTTGGAGACCATTTGTCCAGTAGTTTCTGCAGACTGGTCCGACTTACTGATCAAGCCTAAATCAATTAGTTCGTCAGGGGTCAAAAATTTCGACCCAAGATACCTGAATACGTAATCTACGATACTATCAGCGAATCGGAGGTCCTTATTCCGCGTAATACCAGCAGGTTCGAATTTACGATGCATCATTTTATCTACAAGGGTACTCAATGGTACTCCATATTGCAAAGCAATAGAGGCGACTGTTGCTAAGGCATCAATTAAACCACTTAAGGTGGAGCCTTCTTTAGCAATACGGATGAAGATCTCTCCGATCCGACCATCTTCATACTCTGACCATGTGAGATAACCCTTCGTCTGAGCAATGGTGAACTTGTGAGTTCCTCCTTTCCTCTCATCATTCAATGGAACCCGCTCACAAGAAGTATGACCTACCTCTTCAACCTCTAAATCTTCTTCACCAGAAGTAGTCTTCAGTACTTGGCCAGTCTTCGAGCCATCCCGATACACAATAACGCTCTTAAGCCCAAGCTCATGGGATTCTCTGTAGCATTGCTTAATATCATCAGGGGTTACCGATTCAGGCATGTTAACAGTATTATGATTGATCATACTGTTACCGATAAAGGCATGACTCTCTGGGATCTGAAAGTCACAAACCTCCCTCCTTCCTCGATTGATAGAGCCTACTTTTATACAGAACCATCGATGGTTATCCAAGATGTTTTCTTCAAAGACAGGTAAGAAGTGTTTGTGATATTTACTCGGGGCCAAAGAGGTACGAATACCCATATCAGAAGGACCATAGATAGTAAGAAGATCCTTCTCTATTTGACAGAGATAACCAAAGTTACCAAGGATGGTCATAATATCCCTAGCTACTTGATCATTAGGCATGATATAACAATCATCACTATTCGGAGAATGCAGTAGAAATCCCTGGAGGAAAGAGAACACATCAGCACGAGTAGCTGCCAACACATCAGACGGGATTTGGTCAATACTACCAGTAGCAAGTGCATAGCCATAATAACTAGCAGTACCAGCATCAAGCATAGTCTGACCAAACATCTCTTGTCCTATCTGAATAGCAACATAGTCATCCTGAGTGATCTCATCCAGTCGCTTCCAAGATATCTCATCCTGTACAACTACCATCACCCTATGATTAGGCGTACCTTCAATGATCCGACCATCAACAAGCTCTAGTCGACGAGTATCCTTCATACCACCATAGTAGAACTGATCAGCCTTGTCCAGACCATAGATGGATGCAACATCAACAGTAACAGGGGTGAAAGTATCCGGCTCCATATCACCTACAAGATCGCCTAGACGAAACATACCTTCCGCAGTTAGACAAATGGTAGATCTACAAACACACTTAGAGATACTACCACTAAGGAAAGGTTGAACAGCAGCCATCATACCGATATGATCTTGCCAATCAATCTCACCAGCACATGCAAAGATGTCCTTATGCTTTTCCTTAATATCCCATGAACCATCCTCATTAGGAGCATAGCCCATATTGAGAAGGGCTTCTGGAAAGTATCGGTTAGTCAACTTCAACTGACCACCACCTGCAAGATTCTTGTAGGATACATGACTAAAGATAGGCTCGATCCCAGTAGTAATATTATCCAGCAGATAGCCCATAGTACCACACGGAGCTAACAAAGTCAACTGAGCGTTACGAAGCATACCACTCTCAATAACTTGTTCCCATACATCTACTGGATAACCTCGCTCTTTAGCAGCGTCCCTATGCATACGAACAACATCTATATGGTGCTCAGCATTGAAGTCCTCATAAGAGCCGAGCCGCTTCGCAAGCATAGTAGAAGCAAGATGAGCTTCAGCAGAGATAGCCGAAGTAAGCCTACCAGCTTCATCTCTACCTTCATCACTACCATACGCCATACCTATAAGCATCAGATAACTACCGAGATCTGTAAAGCCAAGACCTAAAGGTCTACATCGATGAGAATTCCGTCTAATCTTCTCATCTGGATACTTAGAATAGTCTACCAGGATATCCTGAGCAGTGATCATGGTCTCAATGACTTTCTGTATAAGCTCGTCTCTATTGTATTCCTCTCTAAAGGTACAAGTAGGCTGCTGGAGAAAGAGATTCACCAAGCTAAGCGCGGACAGGTTACATGCAGAGTCGTTAATGAAGAGGAACTCAGAGCAGGGATTACTTGCATCGATATCACCTAGGTGCGGTACAGTGTTCCACTTATTGATGTTATCCCTAAAGTGTAGACCTGGCTCAGCACTGGACCAAGCATTATCTGCAATCTCATCCATCAATGAAGAAGCACTCACCTCTTCAATTACCTGACCTTCTTGACCTATAAGGGGCCACATATCTCCATTACAAGCAGCCTTAATGAAATCACCAGACATTCTTACAGAGAGATTGGTGTTCTGATAAGAGACCTCATCAGAAAGGGTAGTGGATAAATAAGGTTGCACACCAGCAGCAGACAATACTCGAAGCTTATTCTCTTCATGCTGCTTCACTCGAATAAATGGGATGATATCTGGATGAGATACATCAAGTACAGCCATCTTAGCGGACCGTCGAACAACTCCACCGGATCTAATCTCACCAGCAAAGGTATCATGCACCTTAAGGAAGCTGACTGGACCAGAAGCATTGCCTGTCAATTGAACAAGTTCCTTAGAACTACGAAGGACTGAATAGTCTACTCCACTACCAGAACCATTCTTAAATATGTTTGCCTCGCGCATACCAAGCTCAGCGATTCCATCCATAGAATCGACAAGTCCATTGATAAAGCACGCGCTGCTCTGAGGGAAATCATGCAAACCGACATTAAAATAAACAGGACTGTTAAACCCTGCTAATCGGTGGACTTGGATCCACTTCAGCCAATCAGCAAAATCTTTTTGCTCAGCGGTATTGTCGAAATAGCCTTGTTTCATCCCCTGTTCTGCTATGGTATCCGAAACCCTATCGAATAACTGCTGTAAAGAGGTATCAGGCCTTGCGGAGTTGCAAAGGTATTTTTCGGCAATGATAGATATTGCCTGATCGCTAAGGTCGGAGGGCATAGTAACATCCTTACTGAATAATACCTTCCCGTCACTACCTATAATCTCGGCAACTGTTTTCTTCCATCTGATAGATCTATATGGCATCTGACTCCTCGTATATATTATTAGGTTTATTCATAGTAGATCGGAAGAGCACACGTCTGAACTCCAGTCACACAGTGATCTC